GTCCACGAGCTTCTTACCCGCGTCGGACAGTTTGGCGTACGCGAGTGCCTGCGCATTGGCGCCGCCACCACCGGACTGCGCGTCCTTGAGCGCCTTCTGCGCCTGCGCCAACTCGTAGGTGGCGTCGGCTTGACGTTGTAGCGCCTGCTGGACGGTTTCGGAGTTCTCGACGCCCTTGGCCTGCATGTCCTGGTACTGCTTGGTCGTGTCGGTCAGGTTGTTCTGCGCTTCCTGCTGGCCGAGCAACGCCTCTTGCAGGTCCAGCTCCGCTCGAACCCGGTCGTCCCGGTTCCCCGAACTCCTGGCCTGGCGCAGCGCCTGCTGCGCTTCCTTGACCGCGAGAGCCGACTCCTGCACGTTCAGCGTCGCGTGCGCTTCCGCGAGCGCCATGTCCCGCAGGTCCTTCACGGCCTGCTCGCGGGCGTCGTTGACGTCCTGCTGCGCCTGCGTAGCCGACCGTTGGGCGGTGGCGATCCGGTGCTCCGCCGCCGCGATCTGGTCCCCGGTATTCGACGCCCCGCCGGACGTCTTCTTCATGGCCGCCGTCAGGCCGTGGAAGCCCAACACCAAGGCTGCGAGCCCGCCGACCCCCGCGAATGCCACTGCGGGTATCGCGGCAAGGGCCCCGGTCATGGGGGCGAGCGCGTCGACCAACGCCACCGCGTTCCCGGCCGCAGCGACAATCGCCGCGCCGATCAGGGCAATGCGACCCGTCATGCGCCGTGCCACCGACTTCATGGCGTTGTCGATTTTGAATATCTCGTCGCGGTTCTTCTGCGACGTCCTGCGGGTGTCGTCGGACATGCGCTTGTTGGAGTCGCGCATGGACTTCTCGACGATCTTCATGCCGGCTTCGATACGCGCCAACTGCGGCAGCACGTCGTCGCGCAGTGTCGCCCTGACAACAAGGTCGGCCACGGGGAACCACCCCCGTCACTGCGACTTGGTCAGCCCGTCGACATGGGCCTTGCAGCGAAGGAAATCAGACACCTTCAGCCGCCCCTGCTCCCAGAACGGCACCGAGCACACCAGGTGAAGTGCTAGACGGTAGGCTTCCCAGACCTGCGTGACGCCCTGTTCCCCGAACGGGGAGAGGTCTGGGAGGGCTCGTCTTTTCCCGGTGTCTCGTCACGCGGCAGAGCACCCAGCCGGTTGTCGAGCTGTGTGAGCGTCTCCGCCCGGTCCGGCCAGTTCGCGTCGGCGGTCACTTTCGCCCGCAGTTCCTCGAGTTCCTCCCGCGACTGCTCAATGCCGATCTCCGACAGCTTCGGCCGGACCTCGTGGTAAAGCAGGTTCGGGTTCGTCCGCCGCAGATAGATATACAGCAGCGGCCGCAGGAGTCCCATGCGGCCCGAGTCGAAGGCGTCCCAGAACTGCCGCATGGTCAGACCGGAGTACGTTTCCAGGTCCTGGATCTCCGCCAGGTCGTAGTCGTCGGGCACGTCCCAACGCTTCTCGTCAGGACTGCCGGGCTTATACACGAGCTCCATTGGACGGGCTTCCTCTCCTATGCTGAGACGGACCGCGCGTTGATCCGCCGGATCATTTCCTCGTACGAGTCCCGCACCACCAGCGCGAGACCGGGCAGGTGCGGTTCGAGCGAGTCGTCGAACCACCCCTTGCCCTGCGGCACCCCCGTAACCACATTGGGCCGCAGACCGAAGACCGGGTGCGACCAGCGACGCCCCTTGTTCAGCAGCCAGCCGGCACGCCACAGAATCGACTGCGGACGACCGTGCACACCCCGAACCGCCCGGGCCATGGATCGCCGGTGCCAGGCGATCGCCACCTCGGCGTCCGTACGGCCGCCGGCCACCGACTTGCCCTTCGCCCGGGCACCCATGTACGTGTGCACCTGGACACCCGCAGCGATAGCAGAGCGGAGACTGACGGCGTGCTGGGAGCGGCCGGCGGCAATCGAACGGGCTGAACGTCTCGCGTCGGCCGCCGCTATGCTTCCCGCCGCCCGCCAGTCCTTCTCCAGGCCGGCCAGGAACTCGAACCCTCGCGACTCGGCTTTCAGGGCACGTTCGAGCGAGTCCCACGACAGCCGGTCTGGGGTGATCTGGACTTCGACGGCCACGACTCAGCCCGTCGTTGTCACGGTCCAGGCCCCGCTCTTGGTGTACGACTTCGACACCGTCGGGACTTCTCCGACATTGCCGGAGATCGACTGCCACGAGTTGAGCAGGATGCTCCCCGAGTGCAGCTTGTTCACTGACGACACGACCGCGTTGGTGCGCTTGTAGCTCATGGCGACCGGGGTCCGGCTGACCAGGCTGGTCATGATGTCGTCGAGAGCGTTGACGGCGTAGTCGTTCTTGAAGTCGATCGAGATGGTGCCGGACTTGATCCCGCCGACGACCGTCTTCGTGCCGGCGTCGCCATACGTGGTAGTGTCCTGCTCCTCGTACGTGTCATCGTCCTCGATCTTGGTCACGTAGCTGCTGATGTCGTTGCCACTGACGTAGATGACGGCGTCGAGCAAAGCTCCCTTAGCCATTACGCTGCTCCCTTCCGGGCATGGTGAAGGCCCGGACGCGGGACGCGACCGGGGGTGTAGCGGTGGACGGGAGTCAGAACAGGCTGATGCCGAGCGCGATCGCCACGGTCATGGTGCCGGAGCCCCCAACCGTGAAGGTCGCACGCCAGTAGGTGTCGGTGATCGGGCCGGCAACGGAGCCGAACTGCGACCCGACCGCGCTCATTTGGGTGAAGGTGATGCGTGACGTTTCGCTGCCGTCGAAGTTCGAGTCCACGTCGGACTCGATCACCGCGTCCAATGTCGCTGTGCCGGTGCGGGACAGGACGTGCAGGCTCGCCAGGGCGTACTTTCCGTCCGCCACGGCACCGATCTGGACGGCTGTCCCGTCGCCGGTTGCGGAGATCGTCGTGGATGGGACGGCGAGGAACTTGCCGATGCCCGTCTTCGACGACCCGGCCGCAGTGAGATCCCACGGCACGAGTTCGCCGACCTGCCCGTAGAGTTTGATGTCCGTCGACAGGGACTTGACGACGTACGCCTTCGCCGCCACGGCGGCGCCGGAGTTCGACACCCCGAACGTGTGGGGCAGCAACAGGCGGCCGTCGTTGTAGGTCTCCTGCTCCACGTCGGAGACGGAGCCGAAGTCGACGAACCCGCCGGCGGTGATAGCCGCCGACTCGAGGCCGCCGAAGACTTCCTTGACCCCGTTCGACCCGAACGTAGTGCCGTCCAGCTCGGCGACCATGGCGTCGAGGCTGAGCCGGTTGGACTGGCTGGTGAGATCGGCCCCGCCGACGAAGTAGGCGCAGCCGGTCATAGCGGCCAGGGCCATGGTTCACCACCGGACCTTTCGCGTAGACGTAGCCCGGTGGACGGCCCGGCGGGGAATCGATAACTAGAAGCCGATGACCATGATTGAGAACTCGACGGTGTAGTAACGCACGTCGCCGTAGTCCACGAGACGCGGGCCGCGGGCGGAGACGACCCAGCAGTCCTCCGCCGCCCCGCCCAGAGCCGTCGGTGTTGAACTCGGCTCGCCGCGGGCGGCTTCGATGGCGGCGATGATGGTGTTTGAGCCGGTGCCGGATAGGGCGCGGGCTTCGCGTTGGCCGGACTTGTCGTCGCCCCGGGAGAGCAGCAGCGCGGCCGTCACGCTCAACTCCACGTCGCCTTGCGGCTTCGCTGCGGTGGCCATGGTGCGGTGGTAGCGGATGGAGAACTCCTCCACCTGGAACGCCGGAATGGGCGGGGATTCGGGTGCGAAGTCGGTGGCGGTGATGCGCAGTGTCGTGCCGGGGATCTCGGCGTCGTTGACCGCGTCCGCCAGGCCCAGGAAGACGGCGTTCAGGTCCATGCCCGCCCCCTCACGCGATGAGCGCTTCGGTGTGCAGGAACGCCAGCAGCGCCTTCACGTCCGGGTCGAGGTTCGGCACGCGCACCATGCCCCAGTCCCCTGCCGCCGCAACGCCTTCCGGGGAGTCCTTGCGCCGGTACAGGCGGGACGCCTGTAGGAGCGTTGCCTGGCGGACGGCGGACGGAATGGCGGGCCAGCCCCACTTCGCTGTTACCCGCAGCCGGCCGCCGCACGTTGTGAAGACCAGGGCGGTAATGGCCTGGGACTTGGTGAGCGCGTTGAGCGGCCACGTCTCGTATTCAGTGGTCTCCGTCCACGTCGTGCCGTCGCTGGACGTCTCGACTGCCAGGTCGGTCAGTGAGCCGATGTCGTCCACCGGTACCCGGTAGACGCACCAGTCCCGGTCGAAGATGGTCCAGCGGTCGAACCGGAACAGTCTCTGCGTCGCGGTGGAGTCGAGTAGGAACGCGCCGATGGGCCGGGAGTCGCAGTACTGCTCCACCGACCGGGACGCGGCCTCCAGCGCGGGCCCGAGCAGGTCGTCCGCTGTCGCGTCGCTGCCGGTGCGGTTGAGCGCCTTCTTCAGCGCGGCGAGTGTGGCGTACCACTTGCCGACGTTGAACGACCTGGATTCGACTGCTACCCCGTCGACAACCCACGTGTAGAGCCACTGGTCGTACTGGTCTGCCGTGACGGACGCGGACCAGTTGGGAGTGGAGAACGACGTCGCCGGCGTCGACTCCGTGCCGTCGGGTGCGGTGACGAACAAGTCGACGTCAGAGCCGGAATCGGCTTCCAGGGACAGGGTGACGGTGTCGTTGAGCTCGTACCAGGTCAAGGTGGCCCACCACCTTCCGGTGAGTGGGCGGCAAGCCCGGTCAGTGTCCTGTTAGGACGCGGTCAGAAAGCCTTGCCGGCGTCGCGCGCGTAGCGCTCACCGTCCAACACCCCGGGCCACGTCAACTCCGGGCCAAGGTCGAGTACGCGGTAGCTTTCGGCCACGCGATCGGACGCGAGATTCAGGTAGACCTTGCCGGTGTCGCTCTTCGCGAGTTCCGTCAGTGCGAGCAGGTACCGATTCGGACCGGGATCGTTCGCTCGGTCGCGGTCAGTGGAGGTCTGCCCGATCAGCGCGAACGCGGTCTGCGCCGAACTGGGTCAGCCACTCGTTGACGACCGCACTCTCGGCCGCCGGCGGGAATGGATTTCGCTTGCTGACGTTCATGACGTCCCACCGGAAGAGCACCGACCCGGTCAGCTTCCACGGGTCAATCTCGACGGGACAGG